CTAGTTTAGTGTCTTTAAGACGAACTGAGTCAGTAATATTTACAGGGATCATAATTAGTTTTTGGTTTAAAAAATAAAAGGGGAAAGAAAACTAATTCTTTCCCCCTCTTAGAAATCTACAGAGTTAGTACTCGAGGATTACCAGAAGAATCCAACCAAGCATTAAGTGCTGTATCCAATAGTCCGATTGCTGGGTGAGCAGTAGTACCAGTGGAGTAGCGTGGAATACAGATGATCTCGCGGAACGGAGAAACAGATACGTTAGAAGTATCGATTTGCTCTGCTTTAGAGTGAAGAATGCTGTACACAGTGTAAGCTTGTCCGTCTACGATTGGAGAAGGAAACTTAACGACTGGATCTTGCACGTGGTTTTGAGCGTATTTACGCTGTCCAGCAGTTGCTTGGTACAACAGCTCGAGTGAACGAGAATCACCTTGACCTTCGTCCGCCTGAACTGATTCTACGTCAGAAACAGTAGAGAAATCAAAACCAGATTTAAGACCTATAAGAAGACGAGTTTTAACTTGTGGAATATAATCGATATAAGCAAGACGTGAATCTAAGCCCATGATCATGATACCAGTTGCAGTACCGCCTGTAGATGTGCCTGCGTTAGCAAGGTCGATAGACAGGAGGTGCGTAAAGCTAGATGCAGTCGCAGCAGCTTGGATAGAATCTACCATTGACTGTGTGAAAGTGATAGAGCGAGCTACACCATTATAAGTAAACACAGTGAAAGAATCACCAGCTGCGATACCAGAAATTGCAGTACCAGCAGCGGCGCCACCAGCACCAGAGTTAGCGATACCTACTGTGAAAGCGATCATCGGATCAGAACCTTGGAAGCGAGAAGCCAACAAGAAGTATTCAGAGTTGCGGTTGATTTCGTACGCAAATTGGGCACAGATCCAGTCGATTGGGAGTGGGTATGTAGAAGCCAAGTTAGTGAAATCAGGAGTTGTTTTCTGAATAGTAGTAGAAGCTACAGTATGACGAGAGAACTGATTGTCGGTACGAGCGCCGTTGAAAGCGATAGTTAAACGGTAATCAGTGTTGTCAAGTACGTTAACTGCTCCAGTAGTAGCAGAAGAAGGAACACCTACAGTCCAGATGTTGTGTTTACCCAAACGGTAAGGCTGCTTAGTAACAGTTACGCGGTTGTTTACACCGTTAATGTTAGAAGTTTTCTCGAAAGGACGAACGAACAAAGGATAAGCAGCTGTGCTGTTGTTAATGTTAGCAGAGTTACCGTTTCCTTGGTAGATAGCGATTACTGGTGCTTCGGTTACAGTAGGGGTAGCATCAGTAAAGGTGTTGATTGCTACTGTACCAAAAGAAGACATCGACACAATGCCAAGTTGACCATTTGTTAGGTTAACGTTGCCAGTCGAAGAGTTTGCGATAGTTCCAGTTACAGGAATCGTGGTTGCCGCTGGGAGCGCAACTAACATAGATTCAACCGGACGTTTGTTGTTAGATACCATTGTTTTTGTTTTTATTCATTGATGTTTACCTTCAGGTTTTTAAGCTGAATGTACTCGGGATTCTCAATGTTCAGTGATGCTAGTTGGCAAGCAATGTCGACTATCTCTGAATGAGTGTGAGGGGGAAATTCTAAAGTTTGTTCAGGATACACTACACCATCTATATAGGTGTAAGAACCAAAAGAAACTTTTGTTGGGTATTTAATGTACTCTGGATATACTTTTGTAACAGATAAAGTGCCAGGATAAATAAAGATGGACGAACCAGAACCTAATGAAGATCTTCCGTAATTATAGAGAATGAACTCTTCGGAAGGTTTATTAAACGAATCTTCTAATAAAACTCTGTAATCGTCGTGTTGAGCGAACTTCATTTTTATTTTCTTAGCGCAGTTATTCACCGTTACGTCCGCATAAATAGACACTAGTTGAAAATACGGAAAAGAAAAAGAGGAGATACTTAACTCGTACACGTTGGAAGTAGCGTCGAGCGCTGGTGTAATACCAGGCTGGAGCGGGTACTTTATTACTAGTGTAGATAGATCGTCAATTCTTTTCTGAGAAGCTTCAAATCCGGTCTTTTTAGGATTGGATCTAGAAGAGCTTCTTTGTTTCAAGAAGACCATTTGAGCTTCATTTAACAACCAGTCTATTTCCGCCACATTAAAGTCTGGGTTAGATTGGGTATCAACCCGATCCATGTTTAACTTAAATTGATAATGTAACTCTCTGATCGTTGCCATTTATTAGAATTTTTCCTGTATTTCTTTTTTAAGCTCATCTACTTCAGTAGCCTTCTTAGGATTAAGAATGAAGTCGATTGCTTCGTCGTATCTTTCTCCGATAACCAAAGGTCCTACAGAACGTAAGTAAGTATAAGTTTCTTGCTTATCCATTATGATGCGAAGTTCTACACCTTGTTTTAATAGGTACATTGCTTCGAGTCGATCTCTACCGTGTTTAGTTTTAAGCTGTGTAAACAAAGCCATGAACTTGTCGATAGGGGAATTAGGTAAGAAAGAAGAGTTCTCAATATAAAGGGTAAGCGTATTGTGTGCTTGTGCGTTAGACATCTTGTTAGAAGCTCTAGGCTGAGCAATACCAAGTAAGGCAACGAATTTGCGCTTGTAGGTATCAGTCATATCAACATCTTCTAAAGCTGCCATAGCTTGGGTTTTCTTACGAGATTTCTGATACTTGAGTTCGTCTGATTCGTTTTCCAAAGCGATGTAGTACTGAGCTTTCGGCCACTTGTGCTCTCGCCATTCTTTCTCAGAGTTAGCTACTTTAGAGGAAGCTAAAAGTACGTAGTAGCCCATTTCATCGTCCATGTTATCTAAATCCAGAACCGTAGCTCCGTCTTTTAGTTTCCACGACATGTGTTGAAAGTAACTAAGCGTAGCTGTATCTCCTTTGAAATATCTAGGGGCTAAAAGGTTAGTGAAGAATCCTTTTGGTTTTCCCCACTTTTCTTCCATCTTATCTTGAAGAGTAAGTTTGTTACCTTTTTCATCTAATCTTTGCAGACCAGTTTTATCGTCGATCCACGGAGTATATGAAATGTAGTTAGCTAAACCACCTGTAGACGGGTTTGGAAGAGCACAAAGTCTGTCGTCGGCTCTTCCTACCTTTGTCTTCTTAAGCTTCATTCCTGACGAATCAGAAACCCAATCTGAAATCCCGGTCGCTGTAGACCTAGGGATACTATATATAAATACTAAATTTGGCATAATTTTCTAAGTTTACTTGCTAGGTGCAAGACGCGTATATTAAACACGCAATTAATCAAATAAAAAACCTATAGTCGTTGTAAGAACAGCAGTAGAGGCGTTGCCTATTAGTGCTGCTTCTGAAACAGGGAATAAAAATTGGATCGGTAAACACGCTGCGAATAAGGCAATAGAACCTCGTAGCAAGTAATATTTCCATTTCTTCATGCCTTTTAACGCAGGTAGTTGTAGAAATTTTTCTTGTAAAATGTGTACGATCCCTAGAACACTAATCAATATCGTCAGTGCGTTTAATATCTCCATCTTTTCTAATGTTAAATATGTTGAATATGATAGAAGGATTCTTGGCTACAGTGTTTGATACAGAGAGAAGAATGTTTATGATACGCATAGAAACTAGCCCTAGTACGAATCCCATTCCTGTAGCAAAGTTATCCTCAATACCGAAGTAGCTGTGCATTACTGGTTGTAGATAAACAGCTGTGGCGGCCCCAGTTACGATCAATAAAACCGCCCTTTTAAAGGAGACTTTATCTTCGTACGTAAGAGAGGCTACGCCACCTACTAGTCCAGAGATAAGCACAGGAAGTTTAATACCTAGTTGCTCTTCTCACCAATGCATAGTCTAGCCTTCGAAATCCATGATCAATTCTCCGCAACGAGTTACGTCGCGAATAACCGCACCAGCAGAACCTTGACAAGCAACGTCGTAACCATTTTTCAATGATCCGAAACGGCCGTTAGTGATAGGACCCATTGGAGACATAGTACCTTCTGTCCAGCCATAAAGGAATGAATCCTTTACTTTCAACATAGAGATATTGTTTTTACCTTCAGCAGAACCGAAGTCCAAGAATGTCATACGAGCAGAGTCGATAGGCATATCTGGGTACTGTGGGTGGAAACGACGGCAGTACATGATATCATCGTACATTGGATTCAACACCAAGTCTACTACGATACCTTGTGGACCAGTGTAACGAGTGAACTGGGCACCGTAAGCGAGGTAAGGAGTTTCAATCGGAGAAGGAACGCTGCGGATGTAGTGTGAGTCTACGGTCAAGAATCCGTTAGCAACAGCAGCGAGTGCGTTGTGGAAAAGGATAGAACCCATAGTACCAGTCATCGCAGTAACTGAGCGATTAGCTTCAGCTTCACGGCCAAAGAAAACAGACATCAAGTAATCCTGAAGTAATGTTACAGAAAGAGCACCGCCGTAGTACTGAACCCAGCTGTCTTTCAACTGCTCGCGGATACCAGGACCAGTTTTCTGCCAGTAGCCACCAGGACCTGCAGTAGTAGATTTTTTACCATATACCAATTGTACTTCCATGCTGCGATACAATTCATCGAGCATTTTAGCTTCGTACATAGCGAGGAACTTGTTAACTTTAGAAGTTGTTCCGTTGTAATCAGTGTAAAGGAATTCTACACCCAAACGACCTTGGTCACGGTAAGCTTTGTCAGTAACAGTGATAGACTGAGCGAAGAAACCGAGTTGAGATTCGAGTTTGAAGATGTTAGGAACCTGTTGGGTACCATACCATTGGTTGTACTCCGATGGAGTAGAGGTCCAAACTTTGCAGAACTCACGTCCTTGGTAAAGGTTCTTAGGGTCAAGATAAACAGCTGGGTTGTCTGTTTGAATGCGTAAAGTGTAGATAGTACCTGTTCCATCAGGTATTGGAGCTTCTACGATTTGAAGCGGAAGATCATTATCTTCAGAGAAAAGAACGTCAGGATAGTGGAAGTAATCCAAATCCAATTTAACGCGGAAAGTTCCGTTGTTAAGACCTGGGGTGGTGTTAGCGGAATCTACGTTTTCTACTACGCGAGCTGCTTTATATTCAGCGCCTTGGAGTGTCCACTGGAACATCTCAGTAGGAATTTCTACTGGACCGCCAGATTTGTTAGACGTCATATTCATGAAAGGCTTGATGTTGAAAAAGCGTGACTGAGAAGAATAGATCTTCATCAAAGCTCCTTCCAAAATATGAGGTTTTCCAGACTCATATGCAGCTGCGAGGTAATCAGAATCTAAAAAGTTACCACCGAAACCTTCGTATTGTTTGATGATAAGGGATGATTGTGGAGTTGCCATTTATTTTATTGGTTTTTTAAAAATTTGTCCCAGTCAAAAGTGTTCTTTGTGTCAGGAGCATTCATTGCTCCACCAACTTTTGTTTTAGGGTCGACTTTCTTATTTAAGAAATCTTGGAAACCTTGAGCAGTTTTTGTAGCTACTCTTTTCTCAAGTCTTTTTGTATCAAACCCATTTCTTGCGTCATAATCTAAAAGTATGTCAGCCAACTGAGCTTGGTGCTCTGGATTCGAAAGTATGTTATTGATAGTATGGTTAAAAGAAGTTGTAGTAGATTCACCAACTTTAATAGGTTCGAAAAAGAAAGTTTTCACTTTATTCTTCCTAGTTGGGTGGATGAATGTAGTTTCTTGTATTGCGTTAGCCAAAGCGATAGTGCGCTCTTTGGTTTCTATCTCAGCTTGTTTCTTAGCTTCTTCTTGTTGCTTAAGGAAGTTCTTCTGATTATTAACTGTGATTTCTTTTAAGTCCTCAACAGCTTCTTCAGCAGCTTCTCTAAGTTCTTCAGCAGCTTCTACTCGAGAAATAATCTTGTAGATCTTATCGTCTGAAAAGTTAGAACTCTTCTTATAGTAATCGTAAATTACTTGTCGCTGAGTTTCTATGGGCTCTAAATCTAAAGTCTCGTAGTCAGGAACTGCGAACACAGAATAGAAATCTTCTAGTGATTCGCCACCTTTTAAGCCGTATTCCAAAAGAGGTTTAAACTTTTCAGGTAGCTTGTTCCATAGGTCAGCAGATGCTTCTTCTTTTAGCGAGTTCTTAGTTATGTCTAGAGCTTCTTCTACTTTAGCAGGAGAACCATCAAACACGAAATCCTCAGGAAGACGAAGAATAGAACGTTCTTTAAGGTATTCGAAATATGCTTTAGATGTTTCGTCAACTTCTACAGGTGGAAGCTCTGGAGTTTCCTCTTCAGTAGTTTCAATTATTTCTTCTTCAGGTGTTTCTTCCTCTTCCTTAGCTGGGGGAGTGAAAAATCCTCCAGATTCTTCCATTGCAAAAAGGTCGTCAAGAGTTGTAGGGTTAGTCATACAAATTTATATAGGTTTTTAATTCAAAATAGTTAATATCCGTACAAAAATCAGGGTTTTATAGCCCTACTTACTTGTTGGCTTTTGTCTTTTAATTTTCTGGTCTTCTTTAGCTTTGACCTTATCGAATTCTAGTCTCTCTTTTTCTAGATCCAGCTTTCTGTTTTTAAGCGCTACATCACTCTGTAACTTCGCTAATTGTAACTGATCTGGAACTCCGTCGTTATTAATGTCTTGATCTCTCTGGAACTTAAAGGACTCAATCTCAGCAATCAAAATCTCGTGCTCAAATAACCTGGCTTGTTTCTCAAGTTCAAACTCTTGCTCTGATTGCAACATCGCTGCTTGAGCTTCTTGTTGAGACTGTTGAGCTTGTTGGTCTCTTTGGTTAGCAGCATCTTCAGACGCACGTATTTGACGCTTGAGTTGTTCAGCTGAGTTAGCTTCGTAAAGAGTAATAAGATCTGAGAATGTAGCTCGGTTAGTATTAAGTAGCCCATCAGACATCGCTTTAAGAGCGTCGAACATCTGCGTTTCTTTAGCAGAATCAGTAAGATAAACACCGAAAGATGCGTTATCTAAATCCCCTTTCATCACTTCTAGAACAGCGAGAGAAAGATCATCTAGAACAAACTGTTTTACTACCGACTTATCTTTCCACAGAGCTTGCGTCATTTGAACGAGAGACGTAAGCACTTGTTCCCATAACTTGGAATGCGCGTGGAAGTAAACCTCAGTAATGATAGCTGACATCTGAACATTAGACTGTGCGTTTGACACAGCTTCTGTAGGAGATATTTGACCTTCTCTTTGTCTAGATACGCCCGCTACATCTGAGATCTGCTGATCTATAGAGTTAAGCAGTTGCACGTAATTAAGCACGTGCTGCATGTTAGACATATCTGAACTAGACGTTACTTTACCTCGTTGGTTCTGCCCTGGCATATCTGCATTCTGAAGAGAATTAAAGATATCTAAGTTCATCTCTTTGAGGTAGTAAAGCGTCTTTTCCAGACCTATCATAGGATCAACCATAGACGAGTCAAAGTGGAATACTTTACCTTGGTCTAAGGCGATAAGCTTTTTAAGCTTGTGCATCACTATGAAATACAGATATTGGAAAGGCTTCATGCGGTCCATTACGGACACAGGCATAGCGTTCATGGAGTTATATACTAGACCATGATACCCAAGTTTTACGTCATACGGATCGTCAGCGTTTCTAAACTGGTGCTGTTTAGGGCCTATCATAACGAATATGTCTTGTCCTATTCGAGTGCCTGTCCATATCTCTGGTACCCATGACCACATCAACTTATAAGGTGTGCCTGCTTGGTCAGTTCAAGTGTAGTACTTTACCTTTCTACCGAACTCTTTTACTTCTGTGTAATTGTCAGCATTAGATGGAATAATAAAATCCTCTGATACCATTTGAGTTTCTTCGTCTCCATACTCATTCATAAAGGTTAAGAATCCTACTTCTTTTTGGGATTTCCATTCTACGTGTTGCACTAACCAGTCAGTAGTATCTGGTTGAGAATACGACCCTTCGATAGAAGGATGAACCGTATCGTAGAATAGTTTTTCATTATCGTGATTGTAGTCCATCAACTTACCCGGGATATCGTCGCGGTAGCCCATGAAACCTTCGTATCTTTTGTTAACTCTTTCGAGTTGTTCTTTAGACATGTATAAACCGTAACGATCTAATACTTCACCAGTAGTTAAATAGGTTCTGTAACCAGCGTAAAGTGAGTTTTGTATCCACTTAGTCTCTGGAGATTTATGGTAGAACACACCTAGTGGATTAAGGATCTCGATTGAAGGCTGATCATTTCTTTCTCCTATGTATATTAACTCTTCTCCTGCGATAAGAGCGTGTTTGAACGCATCGTTTTTAATATCTACGATTGCTAGATCCTTGATAAGATACTGAAGAATCTTGGAGGCTAGTATCTCACGAGCTTCTAAGTAAGTAGTCTTCATGTACTTATCTATCTCCTGTGGCGGCATTGCTTCTTGGGTCATTTGATCTACTTCTTCTTGGGACTCTGCAAAAGGAGAGAACGATTTGATGACTTCTTGAATCTTAGATTCTACGTACTGGCGCATCATGTTGTCCCTTACAGCTAGCTTAGCTTTAATACCGTCAGGGTTCACCAGAACAGTCTTGAAGTTAAATGGACGACGTAGCTCATCACCCAGAAGTACTTGTATCTTATTGTACGTCTTATTGTAAGGCTGAATCTTGTCTTGAAACTGGCCTACTTCTAGTCCCATTGCGTTACAATCTCGTTCGAAATCCTTCTGATTTAACTGGTTGTTATACAGCTGGTAATTAGAAAGCTTTCTTTCGTATTCAGAATGGTTGGCGTTAACCACAGAAGTATTGAGACCGTAATTCAGCAACAAATGATTTATCGTATCCTTAGCCCACTTGAAGTCATTCTTGACTTTGTCCGAGTAAGGAATTCTTTGTTTTGGAAAATTTCTCATTATTTGAAAATAAACGTTTATTATTTATTATTAATCTGTCAAAATCTTTTTGTAGTTGACTAGTCTCTACTGCATGTTGTGCCCTTCTCGTGTCTATGTTATGTGTTTCTTCTAGGCCTATTATACATCCTACTAAGGACATGACCCTATCGGCGTTGGTTTCCATAGTGAAAGAAATTAATTCTTGTAAAAGAGCTTCATCTAAAATCATATCTAGATTCCTTTTACCATCTTCTCTTTCAGTGAGTAACCACTGGCGTAAATATTGAAGAGCTTCCCATTTAACCTTTTGATTTGACATAGCGTACCCGTAAACTACTGACGCTGTGGTATCGTACGACGCTTTCTTATTAAATACTGTAACTGGCTGGCGTGCTAGGAGCCGTAACTCTCGCACCTTTTCAAAGTAATCCTTTACGTTACCTACGTTATTCTCGAAGTATATCTTAGCGCTACCGTAGAACAGAGAAAGTTTGTGGAGAATCTCGTTAACTTGGTTCTTACCGAAGTAAGGTCGTCCTACGTAAGAAGCTACAATTTCGTTGTGCCCTATAGTTGCGAAGTGCTTAGAGGTCTTCATAACATAAACTGAGGCTAGGGAGTTACCTGAAGATGTGTCATCTTTAAAAGGGTCACAGCCTATGATATATGCTCCTTCTGGGATAGTGTTGTTGACAAATGAAGGTAATTCGTAAATAACTACTGCTCCTTCTCTGTCGTCGCCATCCCAAGGGAACCTTGTGATCGGGACTAACTTATCGTTTATCGCGTAGTTAACACCGTTATAAATCTTGTTCTCCGGATCAAAGTAAAGATCTACCTTTTTCTCAGCTAGATTATATAGGTTTCCTACTTGTACTTCAGAGAGACGCCGCCTAAGTTCAGCTGTCGGGAATATGTTAGCTGTCTTAGATAGGAACATTTCAGATGGTACCATAGGTCGGTACTGCATCTCTTTATTAAGAGCTTCAGATCCACCAGTATCACCTCGTTTCTTATCCCTTACTTTTAGTAGTTCCTTCTTGGAAGCTGCTACATCAGTGTACCCATCTTCGTTCTTAAAGTTATTAAGCGCGTAGAATGCTGGAATAAAGTAACCGATCTTTCCTCGATTTTCGTACGTGTCTTCGAATGCTAGAATCTCGTATTTATCTGGCTCGTAGAACATTTCAGATGCTGGGATCGTACCTTTTTCCATGTCACCACCAGTACCGAGCATCATTAAGATACCTGTCTTCTCCATACCGTTACGTAAGCTATCGACGGTGTTAACGTAAATATCTCGTAACTGAGAACAGTGACCTGCTTCCTCGACCACTAGTAAAAGAGGACGAGTACCTTGAGCAGCAAACGGATTCTCGTTAAAAGACCTATGCTTGATAGACGAAAGAGATCCAGCTGTAGTCCAGCCTCCTTCAGATCTAACCTTGTACTCAGCAATTACTTCTTTATTTACTTCTCACGATCCTCTAAACCTTTTAGCGAAGGGCGAGGGGAACTGGCGAGATCCGATAGACTGTTTACCTGGTAAGAAAGTCATACAGTCCCGGGACTTTTTGAGGATATCTGCGGACTTGTCGGATGTTTCAGCACCTACTAGGACCTCTACTGGGGAAGGATTACGAATCGTCTCTTCGTTATATTCTGTAGCACCATCAAATAAGAAATTGTGGGGGACTAAGCCTGCTCCTACCATATAGGACTTACCTGTTTCACGAGATCCTAGTAGAAGAATATTCTTTAGACGATTCTTAAATACTGGAGATCCTTTAGACTGAGGGAAGAACTGCCGCATATACGTGCGAGGATTGACGTACTTCTTTCTTTCTCCTTTGTAGTTAAAGACAGAAGGGTCGTACATCCTTAAGTACGTATCTGTTATATCTGGGTTTAGTAGGAGCGCATTACACGAATACATTTCGTCTTTGGCGAAACCAGAAAA